GACTTGATGTTCAAGACCAGCGTAGAGTGATTACGAACAGCCAAGCTACCTTTAACGCCATACTTTTTAAGAATGGATTTGAGTTCTGGGGCAATTTTCGCTTTACGCTCTTGATTCATATAAGCCATTTTATTTCCTGTTCTCTAGTTTAAGTATGTATTTTACAGTAAAACCGATTTAATGTCAAGCTACAACTTTACTATTGGCAACTTCCAACAATTGACCCGCATATTTGCAGATTCTAGGAACGCCTTTAGCGTTTGGTTTTAGCCAATATGACAATTGCTTTTCTGTAAGATACCCACGAGCGGCAAAGAATTTAGCCATGGAAGTTCCCATAAAAGCATCAGCCGGAGTAAAGCCTTCGCCATTACGATTTACTGTAGATTCGGAACTTTGTTCGCCAAGAGTTTGACGATTAAACAGAGCAATTAAAGCACGACCCACTGCCTTGTTATTGGTAGTGAGTAAAGTAACGATTTGTTCTTTAGTAATCATGTTTTTTCCGTTTTCTCAGTGTAAGTGTATATTTTACAGTAAAATCGATTTATTGTCAATAAAAAGTGTTGTAAAAATACAACTAAGCCACTTCACGATTTAGATCACGAACGCGGGTAATTTGAGAATGTTCCAAAATTACTGAATCTCGCTCAGCCCCATAAACGTTGATTGTGGAATCAAGTTTAATATGATGATGAACACGTCCGCCATAAGCTACACGACTAAGTGTAACTTTACCACTAACGGGAAAGTCGCCCATATAAGTACCGAAAACTTGCATTCCTTCAAGATGCCAACCCATATTTTTGTCCTTTTCTCTAGTTTAAGTATCTATTATACAGTATTATGGATTTATTGTCAATTAATTTGTTGTATTAATACAACACTTTTAACTGTGATGGGACAACGATTTCACGAGTGCCGTCAGGTTTTCTAATAGAAACCACGCCATTAATATCAACAATAACACGAACCAAACGCCCAGAAACTTTGTCAATTGCTAACATAATTATTTCCTTTTCTCTAGTTTATGTATCTATTATACATGGAAATGGATTTGTTGTCAACTATCTGTGTTGCATTAATACAACACTATTTTTGAGCGTAAAATATGTGTTGACCTATCTTGTCTACTGGATTCTTTATCTGTGTCCACTTGGGAGCACTAATCCACTCGGCATGATAGTGAGTACTAGTGTCTAGCGTGACAATTCTAGTGCCATTTAAATATTTGTTGGCAGCTTTTAAACTTTCATCCCATAATGGACCCTTGGGTTTCTCTGCTAATTTTCTTTTATCTAAAGTCCATGAAAATTGACTTTTGGCATAGACAACTTTACACACTGTATTGCCCCAGCGACCAGTATTTAAACGATTGAATGTCACTTGAGCCACGGCAATTTTACCCTCAATGGATTCCACGCCACTTTCAAAGTAGATATTACGAGCCAGACAATCATAGTCATCATTACTAAGTTTAATTTTAGTATCTACATGATGTAAATTTGACTTGGGTTTGATATTTATAAATTCAATTGGATATGCAGTAGCAATAGGTCGACCATCTTTTAAGGTAAATGAAACGGTGGTCGTTAAAGCGACAATTAAAATCAATATTGATTTCATAATATCTTATCTCTAAAATGTCTATTATACAGAAATATGAATTTATTGTCAAATGATTGTGTTGTAGAAATACAACAATTTATTGGCTCTGAGTTCAATCTAATAAATAAACACATGAATATCACAAACATCTATGACAGTTGGGGTAGTAATGTAAACGTAACCTATGACGAGTTGTTAAGCTACGACCTCAAGTTTTGGCAATCATTGGTACTCAGTAGAAATCTAATTGTCATTCGTGGTTTAGGTAAAGAGTTGACCGATGACGAGCTTTACAATTTAAGTGGTAAATTTGGAACTGTTTGGACGTCTGAAATTTTCAGTCAGCCGTACATATCGAATGGAAAAGATCCTACCATTATCAAAGACACTGATAAGCCAGTGAGTTATTTCAGATCCAATAACAATTACTTTTCAAGTAGAAAAATGATATATCATGCTGATATGCCACATGTCAAAGAATACAGTTATCCGGGTCGTACTCTGTATATGGTTCAGAATACATTGGACAATTCAGGAATGACAAGTTGGTTAAATTTAGAGTTAGGATGGACCTTGTTATCCGAGCAAGAAAAAAAGGCATATTATGGCTATGAAATAGTCATGCACGATATGTACGTAGCAGAAACCAGAATGGAGAAACTACCATTTTTAAAAGTGAATCCAAAGACAGGAAAACTAAGTCCGCTTGTAAATTGTTATTTTCATGGTAATCCACGTGAGAACTCGTGGATACATCACGTAGTAAAAGATGGCATTGATTTGAGCTATGCGGAGTCTGAAAAATTTATAGAAGGCGTATACCGACTGTTAGAAAGCAAAACAAATACAGTGTACGATCATACCTGGTCCACTGGCGATCTGGTAATATATGATAACTGGTTCAACGTACATAAACGCACAAGCGTCAATGACACGGGAATTCCCGGTGGCAGATTACTAAAACGTACTACTTTCAACTTCAACTGACGACCATATAAAAAACTCACGATATCGTGAGTTTTTATTACTATTTTCTGATAGATTCAAGCCTAGTACATATATAGTTATTTACCTATTCTTTCTCGACATCAGCCACTAATTCCTTCCACTTTTTCTGATTTTGCAAGTCAATACTCTCGGCCTCTGCCAACGGCGTGTATTTAACATAGCCAAAGTCATACTCACACAGACTCTTAGCTTTGTTAATCATTCCGTTTTTAATAATGTCATGTAGTTCTTTTTGTAGGGTAGAACTCATATTTTTGTTAACAAATACATAATAATCAGCAACAATCCCTTCAAGTCCCTTGATGCCCTGTCTACTAAAAGTCTTGAATCCAGGCTGAGCCTCCACACCGGTAATACCCAATACGTGTACATCTTTTGCAAGATTAGCAAGCGTATCTTGTCCCACAAACTCTACACTAGAGTCTACATGACCGCCCATCATAAAGAGCGTTGCTTCCGGGGTGCTTTTGAATGGAACTTCAATAATTTTAAGACTGGGATTATCCTTTTTCAATGATCTAACAGCCAATGACCCAATCGATCCTGGGTTTATGCCAATCGTAATTTCTCTAGTCTTTGCGTCTTCGAGTATATTCTTATTTTTTGAAAATATCGCAATTGGCTGAGCCATACAGACAGAATTTATTATACTAAATTTTGTCACATCATGACTATCTTTGAACAACAGCGGTCTGATATAAAAACTACTTGAAGTTAGTAATACCGATGTAGATTTGTCAGCTAACATTGAGGATGCTGCGATAGATCCCCCAATACCAGGTTTATGAACAAAGATAAATTGATACTTATCTTGTTGTCTGTTCATATTATCTATCAACTCTCTGACCATCATGGCTGATGAACTGGTAGGTGCAAACCCCCAATATACTTTAACTTGCTCTGCGGCCATAGTATAAGTTGCCACAACTGTCAATATAAACCCCACAATAATTCTTTTCATAACTTAATTTTCCTTACAATAAAGTTATTTATTATGAATAATTATAGTCTAATAATTTTTATGTTATCAAAAATTAGTCGATAAATAACATACTATTCTAAGAGTCCAATGTATGAAATATGTACTAATATTTATAACATTATTTTTTTCATCAATTACATCAGCGTTCGATTTAACCTCAGAACCTATTAAGGTTATTATTCCATTTCCTCCAGGTGGGGGAGTTGACGCTACCTTTAAACATTTAGCCAAATATGCCTCAAATCATAATATAAAACTAGTACCCGTTTATAAACCAGGAGCTGATGGTCTAATAGGAATGAATGAATTATCAAAATCGCCTAAAGATGGTTATCATATTTCTGTTGCTACTAGTGGTACTATAGCGACATATCGATTAAAAAATAATGATGATACTTTAAAGCCTTTAATTGGTATTAGAAATAGTATGTCAGTTGTAGTTGTGAATAGTAATTCTAATATAAGAACATTTGATGAATATGAATATAATATTAAAAATAATCCAAACTTTAATTTTGGATTTGGAGCTCCAGGGCAACGAATGTTAATTAATCAATTGATTAAAAAAATGAAGATTACTAATAATCCCATGATGATACCCTACAAAGGTGGCGCAAATGTCGTGGCTGATTTATTAGGTGGTCACATAACCTCAGGAATATTACCATTTGGTATTGTTGCTAGTCATATTGAATCAGGATCACTAAGAATGATTGCTATAAATGCCAACAATCCCCCAGAACGATATTCCGATATACTCTTGATTCAAAAAAAATACCCAGATTGGGTGGATTTTGATTGGTTTTGTCTGGTATTACCATCTGATACTAGTATAGAAATTATCAAAGTGTGGCGTAACTTTATGGAACAATATTTGTCAGATAATAATGTATTGAAAGAATTCAAACAGGAATTTACAGAATCCGTGGATAAAGATCAACAAAGTGCCGAATCTACGGTAAAAACTTTTATTGAATGGAGCGGCATAAATTGATGTATAGCACTGGATATTATCAGGTTGGTAATACCAAATATTCTAATAAAATATTTGCAGCAATTGACGCCACTTCCACTAACCAGCCAATGACCTGGCATTTTCACGATGAGATTTTTGCTACGGTTAAACCAACTGGAATCACTGATATTAAGTTGTTGTACAAAGCACGTGCACAACAACTCAGAGATAAGTACGACTATTTAATTTTATATTTCAGCGGAGGGAGCGATAGTTGGACTGTGCTGAATAGCTTTTTAGAAAACAACATCAAACTAGATCGAATATTTGTTAAGTGGCCAATGAAGGCGGTCGACAAGGGACTATATAAACCAAATTCTATTGATACTTCAGCTTTTAACTTTGCCAGCGAATGGGATCTGGTTATTAAACGTGATTTGCATTGGCTATCACAACATCATCCAGAAATTGAAATAGAAATAGGCGACTGGCTAGATAACTTAAACCAAGATTATTTTAATGATGATTTATTTGCTAACGCAGTACATCATCATTTTATGACTAACTTATTGAGAGTGCCTTGTGGTAGCGTGGCTGAAAAACAGTTGGTTGAGAAAGGTAAAAAAGTAGGATCTATATATGGTGTAGACAAGCCATCAATAGTAGAACATGATAACAAGTGTTATTTCTTTTTTAAAGACGGTGCCACTACCACATGTCCAGTACGCAAAGATAATCCAGAAGGAACCGAATATTTTTATTGGACTCCAGATATGCCACAAATAGCGTTGGAACAGGGCTACATGGTGTATCAGTGGTACAAGAATAATAAACAAAATCGTAATGTCATTACTTCTTCAATTGTTTCGCCAGAAAAACTTAAATGGGATGATCATCAAATTTCAAGAAATTTTCAGAATTCGATATCAATAATTCGCTCTATAATATATCCTGATTGGGACGCACGAAAATTTCAAGCAGATAAGCCACTTCCATTGGCTGAGTTTGATGGTAAACAAAAAGATTTTTGGTTAGAGACCAGACCAGAAATGCAAGAAATTAAAAAAGTATGGAAATACTATTGGCAATCTTATATTGATAAGATTGATAAAAAGTACATGAACGTGAACAAGGAATTAAAAATTACAAGAAGTCGCTATTATTATTTGGGTACAATGGAATGAATAGAATATGGTCATTGACCGAAGATTATAAATTTACTTATAATCTAACAGAATTCGATACAGTAGACACCAACAACTATGTAGAGGCAATTGAAAAAACTGTTAAATTAGTAAGAGATGATTTTACTAAATTAAATTTACATAAAGTGGCATTATGTTTATCTGGATCAGATAGCGAACTTATTGCTCATTTTTTACATAAAAATTTTATTCCTACAGAATATTTCTTTTTAGATATTGATGGAATTAATTCTGTTGAATTAGATTTGTGCAAAAAAATTGCCGCTAAGTATAATACCAAACTTAATGTAATATCTATTACAGAACATGAGTTACTTAATACTATAATATATGAAAATTTTCATATTACTCATGTATGTTGGCCAACATATGTCACATTACCATACTTAATCAAAAAAATTCCCAGTGACTTTTATATCATTACCGGAGAGGGTGATATTGAAAAAGGATGGCCTAGATATTTAAAAATTTACGAACAGAAAATTAAAACTCATGATAATAATTGTTTTTACATTCCTGTACATCTGACAGAAATATCATATAGATTATCTATGAATTACTATGATAAACATGGAGAGAGTAATTTTTACAGTAGATGTTTTGACGTCTGGTATCATATTTTAAAAGATTCTAGATTAATAACTGATGGTAAATGTATGTTTGATCCCAAAAAAAATATCATATCTGAGATACGAACTCAACTTAATTTACTGAGTCCATTAAAAACCATGAATTATGAAACAGGGTATGAAGTAAGAATGAAAATACGAGAGAAAATAATAGAATATGGGAGAACATTTCCCGGATGGCATCCTATTATTGGAGATGTAATACAGATACCTAAATTTATGATAAATAGTTAATAATCAAGGAGATTTTAAATGATATTATTTTCAAAGACCTATACTAGATCAAATACAACGATACCTTTTCACAATGAGATACTAGATAATACTGTGTATAAACAACATCTGAATCAGAACTATATTCAGACAGAAAAATTACTTCAACAATGGACAGAGTTTAGTGAAGATTTATTAGTAATGACTTATAATGCATTATGGACTGATCGTGAATCATTTGATGAACATAATGCAGATTCGATTTTAAATATATATTGGACTGATAGAGACGAGTATTGTAGTACAAATAATATAATACAAGGTACTGGTACATTTGGTTCAATTTAGTAATTAATTTTCCGTAAATTTATTAATGAAATTTGACTCATGACCTATCTTCCAATAATTTGTATACATGACAAATCCTAAGTCTCTATTTATGAAGTACTTGTCATTGATATGTCTTGTTAATAATTTCGTGTCCGACTCAATCATCTGAATCATTTTAGAATCATTGTGTAATGTGTACATCCAAGAATCTATTTTTTTTCCTCCCATTATTCCATGTGGACCTGCCTTATCCGCTTGCCACATGAATTGATGTTCTATAGTAGGAGCATATATACAAGATACAATTGATCGCTGCCAACGACTTCCTCGAAGTGGATGATTGTTGAACTCTGGCGGTTTAGCAATATCCCACATTAAGTTCTTAGAATAAGAATTTTCAGGCTTATACATCCATTTACACAATTCATGTGCTTGTTTTACCATGATATTTGGCATATCTGCCGCATAATAGAAAAAAATTGACTCAACGTTTGAGTACTTGTCTTTAAAGTGTGGAGTAACTATAGTCGTGGCAGTGTCCATTAATACTGTATATAAATTACCACTGGCAGTTCTACATATCACCGGTTTGTCAATCCCATATACTACTGCTATTTTTTTACCAGACTCGGCTATATTTTTAATATGATTAATCTTATCAAGAGAGTGTCTAGTTCCACCAGATAGATGAATCCAATGTCCCAATTGATCGTATAACCACTCATCTGTTTTTAAAGTTATAATATCTTCGAAGTAATCATGAAGTGTAATTCTGATATCAGGATGAGATTTAGATATTTTTTCCATCAATGGAATTTGAGCAAATTTTGTTTCACTTATCATTCCATGATAAGTGGTATCAGAACGATCAAATTTCCAATTGTTTAAACCACTAAATGGTGCAGCAGATACAATTTCATCTACTTTTATATTATTATTCAAAAATGAATATGCCATATTCGTACTATCTGCACCCCCACTAGTCATCAATATGACATAATCATTTTCATCACGAATCTGTTTCGCTCGCTTCGCATATAATGTAGACATTGATTCATTTGGTTCCACAGTCCAATTTATATGATCTAAGATTGATCTATTGAAATTCCATTCAATGTCAGATAATGTTTCGTTAGCGTATAATATGGCCGATATTTTATTGTCAAATATTTTATTATTTACAGTATAGACTCCCAATTTCGAATTCATTATGATCTCAGTATAGTTTATTATTTAGTTATCTGATGTCATAATATAAATAAACTTATAATAAAATTAAATTATTAAAACTGGTTTGAGTTAGAGATTTATTTATGGTTTGAAAATCTGGATATCCAGCAAATTTGGTTTGTATAATTATTCTTGGATTAGGGCCATTACATTTGAAACTATGATATGAATCAACATCCAATACATATACATCTCCAATGTCATTATGTAATTCTTCGACATATTCGATATTTTCATAGTCATAAATTTCTAAATTTCTAGACCTAGATTCAACAGTTTTTGTTTCTACATTAAGACGATTAATAACTTCATCATCGTACCAACGAACCCAATCTGAATCATTGCAACTTACAGCTATATTTAAGGCACTTTTACACATTATTCCATCACGATGAATTCTGAATCCATAGTTTGGCTCACTGTAAAAAGCCTTTTGTATATATCGATCATTTTCAGAATCGTATTGAATTTTTAATTCAGTATTAATAAATATTGAATTAAAATAATTATTCAAATTTTTATTAAATTGAATCCATTGATATGGATCATTTGTTTTTTTCAATTTCAACAATTGATTTTTAAAATTGTCAATGATATCTATTGGCAACTTACCTAATTTGTTATAATATTTTGACATGAATTATCTTTGTTAATTTATAATATTTATGATTTAAATTAACTCTAGATAAATATTGACATGATTATTAATTCTGAATTCTATTGGAAACACATTGATATCGATAATTACGACAACGTAATCAATGAAATTCGATGTTATATGAATGATGAACTAAAAAATATTCTATATCCATATGGATTTGGTATTTATAACAATAAAAGTAAATTTCAAGAACATTGTGGACTTTTTATGAATTGGGTGGCCAGTCATTCACTAAAGATAAGACGAATTGCCGTAATTAAACTTCCACCTCATAGAATTCAGAATATACACAGAGATAGTATAGAAGATTTAACTAATACATATGGATTAAATTTAAATTTGTATAATTGTGAAAATAGCTATACTAGAATGTTTGAACTAATTGATGAAAATAATGTTCCAGTAACGTCGTATACACCATTTGGTCAACCATTCATACCATATCATGAATCTCAATGTCGAGAAGTAACAAGATATAATTTATCTAAACCAGTATTGTTGGATTTAAATAAACTTCATTCAGTAATTAATAATACAAATGATATCAGAATAAGTATATCAATCAGATTTACCACCAAACCAGATTTATAATTGATCTTCAATTAAATAATCTTTAAATATTTCAATGGATTCCGTCATAGTTACTCTTTTACTAGTAAATTTATGTATAGGTACTAAACTTATACATAGTCTATCTTCAGTAACATCAATGATATTATGTGGAATTCCAACTTGTACAATGGTGGGATTGTAAACTTTAGTTCGTTCTATTTCTTTAACTTCATTCGAAGTGTATTGAATACTCGACGTTTTAGTAGATGTAATATTTATTGATTTGTCTGTTTTATCAATAATTTCATACCAACACATTTGAGATTCCCCACTTCCATATATCCAATTTAGTTTGATATAATCACCACCTAAAGAGTCAACATGTATGGTACCACGATGACCGGCGGGCTTAAAAAATGTCTCGGCAAAAGTTATTTTTAAATTTAATGAATCAAAAAATTTTAGAAGTTCTTTGTTTAGAAATTCGTTACGATTTAAAATAGAAATATGTTTTTTTGATATATCTTCAACAGATTTTCCATCTTCTAAAAGTGGAATATTTAAATTTAAAAAGCGAAAGTGTTTCATACTAATATTATTTTAAAAATGGTAAAAATATTCTGGCAGGATCCCATTCCCACCAACGACCACTTACAACAGTTCCAAAATCATATGATTTGGGATCATAATGATGATTGTTGTGCCAGCCCTGCCCCCAACCTAGATAGCCCAATAACATGTTATTATGACTATTGTCCTTGGTATCAAAATTTCTATATCCAATTAATCCTTTATCATGTCCAAATACATTAATTAAATTGTCTTGTATCACACCAATAAATGTTACTAACCAAAAAGCACATAATGCCAATCGCCAATCAAATAATGCCACTAATAGTGGGACTCCCCAACAAACTCGTAATAAATTTTTATGAAACCATACATGATTAGACTTACGTAATAAATCAATCGCATACTTTAAATTAACTGAATCCGTCATTTCTGTTCGTTTGGATTGCCAACCAATAAATGCATGATATTTTCCATATATTACTGGACTATGTAAGTCTTGTACTTGATCACTAAATCTATGATGATAGCCTCTGTGTACAGCAACCCAGAATATACTGGCACCTTGACCAGCAAATGAGGCAAAAAATAATATAATATTTTCTTTCCATCTTGGTAAATTATGAGTTTTATGACTGAATATTCGATGATAACCAACAGCAATACCTAGTCCACATACTAACATCCACATTACTAATGTAGACCATAGATAATATAGTGGAATTATTCCAATAGCTAATAATACTATAGTCAAAAGTCCTAATATTATTGCCGGTACAAATTGAAACCAAAATGTTTTTGAAATCGTTGTTAAAAATTTAGAGAGTTTTTTCATATATTTCCACCCACCGGCAATTGTGTTCTATATTCTTGTTTTAAATAACTACAGCGAACTATAGTATCTTCTGGTAATAATAGTCTGTGATATAATAATTCCCAATGATTGGTATAATAACTTTTGCATCTAGCAGGAACAATACATTCATCAAAATAACCATATCTTTCATCATTATATTCACTATAACTGAATTTTCTAAGTAATTTTGTATGTTTTTGATTCACTAATGTGTAAAATTTCAGTCTACCATTGGATTCATTATGATTAATAATTTTATCTAATATTGATTTTAACAATTGATTATTACCACTGCTTCTACACATGGTATAATACCATGCTGGTTCTTCTACACTCTCGTAGAATGACACCAGAGCAGTAACAGTGTTATCTTCAATATAACCATAGGCATGAAAATTCTTAAGATCACTTAGATAATTTGCACAGAATCTATCATAAATCAATTGATTTAATCCTTCGTCTGCTACTATAAACGAGTCTAAATTATCTACTCCCATATATTTTTTGTGAGTAAATAGTTTTTTAATTAATTCGGTGTGTGTACTATCTAGTTTAATTACTGACATATTATTTTCCAAATAATTGTTGTTGTAAATCAGTGATGAATATTCCATCTAAACTGCTTTCCAATCGTTTGACATGACTCTTATATAATACATTGTAAGTTTCAACATTGAATCCCATAAGTTTTTCATATCCATGTGTTTTTTTCTTGTCAATTATTGATGGCATCATACTTTGTAAAATGTCATTTTTTGAACTAACACTGGACATTTTATAATTATGTTTATCATTTATTAATCGTTGAATATTATAATGTTCTAAATAATATCCCATCATTTCAGGTGTATAACTAAACCATTCATTTACCAATGGAATATTGTATTTTAAACTAAATCTCATTGCGCTGGCATCTTCATTTTCACGAAAACAATAATACCATTGACTACCGTTGATATCAACATGTCGTCTGAGCATCATTTCACCACCCATAATAGATGGCACGCCTAATTTTAAAATATTATGATATACAGTTAAATATGCCATTTGCCGACATTGAATGGTTTCACTAAATTCATATGCTTGACCACTGTTGTAGAACTCTTTAACATCAAATTCAATTACTTCAAGTTTAATGTCTAATTCTCTGGTAATTTCTTCAGCTATCTTTAAATCTTCAATATTATAATCGTTTTTGAATTTAATAAACACTGTTCGTGGTGTAATACCAACATGTTTAAAAGCTCTAAGTACAATCTCACTGTCAGTGCCTCCACTAAACATTACAACCAAATCAGATCCAAAATCATCATATATCAAGTTAGCTGTTCTATATTGTTCATTAAGCCAAGAACTTTTTTTATAATAATGATGATCTATTGAACCACAAGATACTGAAAACTTTTCATATGGAGTTAATCTAATTCCATATAATCTATCATCAATATTATATTTCAAATGATTATCAAGTGTAAAATTATACATTACATTAAATTAATCAAGTCTCTAACGGTTGTAGGTGATTTAAGAGTATCTGGAAATTCCACGTTAAATGTTTCTTCATATTCAACTTGAAGTTCAATTATATCCAAAGAATCCAAACCTATATTATATAGATTGTCATCAATTGATACTTTAAAATTTTTATCAAATAATTTAGATAATGATTTATTTAAAAATTCTAATTTTTCTGATTCAGTTGTTAATTTGTTTGTCATATTCTGCTGTCCATTGTTCTGTATAATATATTGTATGTTTGCCAATTGGTTTAAAACGTTTATAAATATCTGGCCAATCATTAAACAATACTGGTCGTTTAGTCTGACTAACTCTTTCAAAATATTTATAAATGGAATAATTATGATCATTGACAGTGACCCAAAGTTTGAGATAATTTATAGATTCTTGAATCATCTTTGGTAATATGGTATTGCCAATAATATATTGCGCTCTATACTTGGGAGAAATATACATTCTAGTTAATAACAATGCCACACTTGAATCTAAATCATATTCATTCCATCCTGCACTACACAAATACTTATCGTTATCATCAGTGATTACAAAATATTTACCATGACCATAATGATAACGACCTTGATTTAAAATATAGAATAAATTACCAGAAATATTATTATAATCTGGATGATAGTTTTTGACAATATTTTCATCATGTATATCTGACAGACCATGTTTAAGAATGTCAATTATTGGTTGATTACTTAGATCGTGTATTTCGTGTATTTTCATTCTTTGATTTATCTGTAGTTGAATAGAAGATATGATTTCCTATTTTAAATTCTTTGTAATATGGCCAACGAGGATTTACTGTTGTATTGTGAAAAAATAATATATTACTTGATATTTCATCTTTCCATGAATCATGATCAATAACTTTAGTTGCTATTTCATTTGCCTGAATATATTGTGGATTGTCTTTTGATGGTTCTTTTTTACCCTGACAAACCCAACTAAATTGACAATGTATCGTGGTCTGTTCAGTTTCTGAATTAACTCTTTTAGTTTTTTGATAAATTACATGACATGGATTGATGGCAAATCCATGCAATACACGATTCATTACAACTCTAGCAACCGCAATCTGGCCCATATATGGCTCCGAAGCGGCCTCATGATAGATGTTTATCGCCATACATTTGATTTGTTCTTGTCTATTTAAGTCAGGAATTTTTTTATTCATACTGTCTGACGATATTTCAATTTCCGAGACAGGTGGTAATTTTATTGGGTTAATCAAAATCACCTCTGAAACTTTTTTTAATTCTACTGTCTCTGGATATGTTTTAACATATAATTCATTTGTTTTAACATATAGTTCATTTAAATCATTATTATTATTGTTTGTCAGTGACCAAATTAGTAATACTAGTATAGGTATGATCGTACATAATATGATTGGTTTTATTTTGCTTCTACTAAGCATATTATTCTCCTTTCGTTATTACGTGCAAATACAGAACACTATTTTATCCGTACTCTATTGAGTATGGGGTTTATTTAATAGCCTATATATTTACAGATTCCAACAGTCACAATTACAGACAGTAACATCGGCAATTGCTTCATCAACTGTTGAGCTTGCCGAGTCTGGCGGTGGCAAGGGTGGGATAGGTCCGGGTAAATAAGGATTTTCACTAAATGTCGTAAACGGCCCAGGACCTGGAAATGTAACTACATTAGTTAAATCATTATTTGGATTTGCTTGTGGTGGTGGTGGTTGTTTATTACCTGTTCTATCAGGTGGTTGACAACTCGGTGGTGATTCTATTGTTATTTCTACGTAGGGATATCCAGAACCTGGATTTGCTACGAATAAACTGCTGATGGATCCATCCTCTTCGATTACTGGAATTAATTGTCCTCCGTATCCATATGGATATATATAAACCTGTGGTGGATTAGCAATATCATAACCAATACTTTTATTTGTCATGGTTACTATATTAATTGATCCATTTTGGTTTGTGGATGCCACTGCACTAGCAGCACAATTGTCTATTGCACCAGGAACACTATTATCTGGAGGTATGCCCGCCCAGTTAAGTCTTTCTGCATTTCTGGCTTCTCTCATGGCGGCAATAATACTTTGACCACCAAGATTAGCAACATTGCTAATTCGTTCTAATGTTTGAGCACTTTCGCCCTGACCATTATCTTTTCCATATGCCTCTATACTTTTGACAAATGTTGAAAAATTCAATTGTTGACTACTGGCACTTACATCAGTTGTTCTTGGAACTGAATAAGGAATTGCACGTTGTTCAATAAACAATTGATTCCCAATTTGATTCCAATAATAATTAAGTTGTTTACATTGTCCAGTATTACTTATATATATGTTAGAGATTTCACTCTCAATTTGACCAATCAATGTCACAATTTGTCCATCTAATATTGGATCCAATGGACTTGGTGGTGGATCAGGTGGTGGATCAGGTGGTGGAATAACTGGTGTTAAACTTAAAGTGTAAAGATTCTTATATAGAATTTGTAATGCCGCAGTAGGTAATTTAGATATTATAGATTCTGCACCTGATAACCATTGATCATAAGGATATCCAGCAGCACAACCAAAGAAATCACATTGACGATATGTACCTGTATTACCACTACCTAATGCAATGTTACTAAGTAAATTATTGGCAGCTGGAATATTGGTTGCTGTACCAGTAGCATTGTTTATTTCACCTAACCCTTTATTAGTTAATTCTAAATCTACTACTGATAATGCCAATTTCTGAACATCAATTTGCATGATATTCTTAACTTGTTGCATTGTAGTTGAAAATGCACCACAAGCCGTAGCAATATCTGCAGGAATAACAGTAGCTAAATCAGTGGCTAATTGTCCACCTAATGATTTCACTTGTGGGTTTACACCACTATCTTTATATATAAAATAATATGTCTTACTAGTTGGAGTATCAGTTCTATATTGTGGTACAGTTAAACTAAGATAACTATTTGGGAATAATTTCTTTGGATCCAATAGATCAGCTAACGTGGTTAAATTATTTAGTTTACAATTTAATTGTAATGTAATTCCATTACTGGCACTATATAAATCAGGACCACTAACTAATTTAAATGCCTCATAGATTTTCTTTTCTTGAATTGGTGTTGGCACATATGAAGGATTGAATATCTTACCTAATTCTTGAGCATCTAATCCAGCATATTGAAGTGCCATACCAACCGCTGGCGTCAATGCACCATACTTTTGCATAGTTAATAACAATACACTTGGGGTTCCAAATCTATGAATATTAGACAAATCAATTACTTTACCGGTATTGATTAAATCATTACCCCATAATCTAAATGCCTGTGTAACACCGGCCAAATCATTAGTAGTCAAATCATTGATGTTACTAAAGTTACCAACTATGAATTTTTTACTTTCATCTAAACTTGATATCTGACCATTTTGTTGTTGACGATAACTATCACTCTGACTAAAAGCATTAACAATGTCATTATATTGATCAAAATTACCATTCCATAATTCATAATAGGCTTGACGAGCCAATACTGATACAAATCCACGACTAAAATATTCATCATAATTAGTCATAGTAATATCATTCGTAGGTAGATAAGCTGCTTTATATGTATCAGTATCTTTCTGCCAAGCATTTTTACCTGGCCAACCGGTTATATAGGCATAGTTGCCATATCCATTAAATATATAACTATATTGTCCACTATTAGGATAATTCTTTGGTGGATAACTATCACTACTTAATGTAGCACCAGTCCAACTACCATAACCAGGATAACTTGGTTTAAATGTTGTGGGTATACTATTACCTAATGCTGAACAAACTGTACTACCAAGATTAAGTAACAATCTCCATGTACTAACATTAATTTGACCAATATTGGCCATGTTATAAATGTTTGGTATACTATTAGTTAAAAATTGTAATACATTGTTAGATGTTACTGAACCCTGAGTATAATTAGTTGGAGTCCATACTCCCTGTAATGCACTGACAACTGGATTAATAGTAAATCCACGATCAGCAGATATCTCTGATAATACATTTATCTGTAGTGGAGTGTAATTACCGTCTAAACTCATGGTACTTGAACCGTCCCACTACCCTGTACAATCTTGTGACCACAACTTGTTTGTGATCCTACTCTAACTACTGGAACACCATCACAAATTACTGTAGAACTTCCATCTACAGTAACACTGGCCTTGTGTGGGGGATGACGTTTGCCAAATGGTGAGTGAGGTGTGACTTGACTAACATGTAGTGCAACCGGCAATCCGTCACAAACAACAGTTGATGATCCTCTCATTAACTGTCCACCTACACTATTTTTATCACCCTTTCTACTCAATGCTGGCATATATGATCCTTTGTAGTATTTATACTAGAGAAATACTGGTTGTTGACTGAATATACTGATCGGCAAACTCTTTATCAGTGGCTTCTGCTACTGTTACTGTACTTTTCAATAGTTTAACATCCTTTTCTGGAGCAACAGTAAACAAATATGGCATCAAACCCGGACCTTTTGGTCCCATGCCAATTACTTTGGGATGTGATAATTTGTAGTATGTTGCCGTCTCTTCTGAAAGTCTAGCTACAAGTTCTTCACCACTGGTAAGTTTCAGTGTAATTACTTCACCTGCTGATACGCCTTTATCAATTAACATTTATTGTCCTTTAATTTTAGTGTTAAACTCTTCTTCTGACATTCCTGCGATACCTTGATATCCGCCTGGAATGTGAGTAGTACCTTTAAAAATCTGTGGTACTGATCTGTGACCATTCTCTACTAGAAAGTCACGTGCCTCTGATTTCTCAGAAACGTTGATTGTAGTGTATTCAACACCTCGTGTCTCTAGCAATGATTTTGCCATATCACAGAATGGGCAATTATCTTTTGTATATACTGTAATCATAATTATTTCCTCATCTTATATTATATACTAGGTAACTCATTCTTGTCAACATTTTCGGATAGAACCCCAATTACATAGTTAGTACTTTCAGTTTCTTGTAATGCAACTTGTTTTTTACCAATGTTAACATGTTTAGAGAACCATGGTATAGGACTACTTTTTGGATAACTATTTTGATATTTAATACCAATGTCTTTAAGTTTATTATAGGCAGTAAAGTCAACAAAATCTTTCAGAATCTCAGCATTCAATCCAATTACAACACCTTTAATGAATAGATAATCAGCCCAAGTTTTTTCTTCCACAATTACTTCTTCATATAAAGCATAAACTTCTTCACGACATTCTTCTACAATGTCAGCAAATCTAGGATCCTCTTTAACAACTTGATTGATGATCCAAGCTGTCCATTCGCTATGTAAAATTTCATCTTGTAAGATCAAACTAATAATGTTACCATTACCAATATAAATCTTGTTTTCCACCATGGCAAGAGCAGTAGCAAAACTTACCATAAATCTAAATGCCTCAAGTGCATAACTGGCATGTAATGCTAACCAAATTGCCTTGATATGTTCTTTTTCATTTACTACTGTACCAGTTTCTTTAAGACAATTTAACTTGTGAAGTTTGTCATAATAACGACCAACACTGGCAGCCATGTCTACAATTTCTTTAGTATCATGAATCTTATTAAATTCATCTTTTGGTACACCATATACATTACGAATAATATGACTATAACTCTTACTGTGAATATTGGTTTCAAAAAATGACCAATTACTAACCAATGCTTCTAATTCAGGAATACTAATAACTGGACTGAATATCTGTGTTGGTGCACGACCTTGAATACTATCTAAGGCAGTTTGACGTAATAAATTACTAGTAAAGATATGTTTAATAGCATCGTTTGAATCTTTATGATCCATCTTATCTTTAGTTAATGAAATTTCTTCTGGTACCCAAAAGAATCCTCTGGCAGTTTCTTCATACTTTTGAAGTTTCTGATATTTTACTTCTTCAAAACGTTGAACGGTAACTGGGCCGGCAGGATCCAGAAACATTGTTCGTTTTAAATAATTTGTTTGTTGACTTAAGTTATACTGTTGTGTTGACATAATTAAATTTAATTTCCTGGTGGATTCTGTATAGGCAAACTAACAGGATATTGAGAACAGGCTTCTGGATTTCCTTGTCCTGCTTCAGTTAAGAATGTAGTGGCGGGAGGAACTTGACCAGTAGGACATGAACACACTGCTATTCCATCTGGGCCCTTAACACAATTCCAACTAAAACAGTTACTGGACTTGGCACCAAGATTCAAACTGGCATCACATTTTTGAACTACTGCTCTCATATCCTCTGGTCTTTTACTAAAGTTACTGGATTCTTGTGGATAATATACTTTTGGAGCAAACAAACTCCATACATGTTTACTGTCGGTTGGAGTACATGATCCTTTCATATTTCCAGCAGTAGTATCAGCGATGCTTTTTCCATTAAGAATAGGACAACGACATTCTACTTCGGGATAAGGAATTCCGTTGTTGCCGGTAATTGTTTTACCAGTTGGTTTACATGTACTGGCTGCACATAGAGCATATTCCCCATCACAAGTTGTAATTCCCTGTGTTTGTGCTTGTACTGATAAGTTAAATGTCACTGCTATTAGTAATAATAATATTTTTTTCATTTTAATATTCTCTTTTAAAGTTTACACGATTCACAATCTTCTTCTAACAACTCCAGTGGTGGAGTAAATGATATAACATTGCTATCTGGCACTTCAGCCAATCCAACTTTAGATCCAACTTTGTTAATCAAACTATAATAGTAACTCTTAATGCCCCAATGAATACCTAACATAAGATTCTTGGCAACTGTAGTACCTGGAACTTTACCACCTTCATAATGTGCAGGATTATAAAATGTATTAGTACTGATACTTTGATCTACATAGGCAGCAATTACTGCGGCCGTTTTTAGATATTCTATACAATCAGTTTGTTCCCACATTAATTGATAACGATTCTTTAATCTACGATATTCAGGAACAACTTGTACAAAACTTCCAGCCTTACTTTCTTTAATACTAATTAGTTCCATTGGCATTTCAATACCATTAGTACTGTTTAATACTACACTACTTGATTCAACTGGTGCCACTGCCATAAGTGTGGCATTACGAATACCAGATACTAATAATCTAGCACGTAATGATTCCCAATCTAATGTAGGAGTAAAGTCAGTAAGTTCATTTGCACCTTCCGCTCTACGTTCCCATGGGAATACACCCTTTCCATACCATGTATGACTACTCAATGTACAACTACCACGTTCTTCAGCCAATTCTATACTGGCTTCTGTTAGATAATAGGCTAAATGTTCCATATATCGTTTAACTAATGCCAATGTTTCTTCTTCACCGTATTTGAGATTACGTTTAGCCAAGAAATATGCCAAGTTAGTTACACCAACACCAAGTGGTTCAAATTCTTGATTTGCCAACTTACTTTGTATTGACAAAAAGTCTTGATAGCTAAGTAGATTACTTAAACTACGAACCAATACACGACAAGCCTTTTTCATATCTTGTGGATTTTTAAACACACCAAGATTGATACTACCTAATGTACATAAGGCAATACGTCCTTGATCATCTTCTAAACGTTGAAATGGTTTAGTTGGTAATAGAATTTCTTGACACAGATTACTTTGATAAATTGGTTCTATACTACAATCAAATGGTCCCTGATTAATTACATTATCAATATTGACAATATAAATACGACCAGTATCAGTACGTTCTTTTAATATACCATTCTTAAATATTTCTTCAGCACTAATTGCTTTCTTTTTAAGACCCGCTTGTTTTTCATATTTAAGATATAATTTTTCAAACAATTCGGTATCACGATAATAAGCCTCATATAGATCAGGTACATCATGTGGATCAAATAGCGTGATTTGTTCATCATTTTTATATCTACGCCAGAACAACTTACTAATTACAACTGAATAATCCATTTGACGAACTCTTGTCTCCTCCGTCCCTTGATTATTTTTTAATACGATAAAATCTTCAAATTGATAATGCCAGATTGGTAGTGTAACAGTACAACTTGCATTTCTGATACCACCTTGACTACAACTACGTAAGTCCCCAAACCATTTCTTTAAGAATGGTATTAGACCAGTATGTTTAATTTCTCCATTTCTGATTGGTGCACCCACTGGTCTAATACGACCAATTTCTAAACCAATACCAGCACGTTTACTGGCATACTTGGCCATCATTTCTCCCGCGGCAAATATACTATCCAGAGTATCATCAGCACTGATTAATACACAGCTACTAAACTGTTTAGTAGTTGTCCCCAAACCAGCCAATACAGGAGTAGCGAGAGTAAAATGACCGTCACTAGCACATTCATAATAGTCTTTAACATACTTTAACCTTGTTTTTTTATCTTCGTTATGAAATGCCGTAGCGGCTGCTATAGCATATCTAACTTGTGGGGTTTCATAAATTTGTCCAGTACTACGATTTTGTACTAGATATTTCTCACATAATTGAGCAATAGCGGCAAATCCATAGGATTCATCTTTACTATGATCAATGAATAGTTCAATAATATTCCATTCATCTTCTGTATACCAGTCTAATAATTCACTGGTATACATACCAAGTTCAACGTTCTTTTTAACTATATCATATAATTTTGGTGGATTATATGTACCATAAACTTCTTTACGTAACATTGACACACGTTGACGACCAGCCACATATTGATAGTTAACATTATTAATTTCTGGATTTTCACTTTCATCAATTAATTCCACCATAGCTTGTAATAACAATTTGTCAATTACTTCTGTGGTCATATCATCAGCAAATTGAATTTGTGCTTTTAATTCAATCATACTGGGACTAACATTATCAATATCTCTACATCCGTATTTTACTTGTCTTTGAATTTTTGATATATCTAAGGGGACACGTTGTCCATTGCGTTTAATAACATGAATTTGGCTCATAGGATTTATTACTTTATTTTTGCTTTAATGGATTCCAATGATTTGGAACTGATGACTTGGAAATTACTTAGATTACTACTTATGACTGAGTTGGGCCAATAATTAAGTGTATATTTTGGTTTATCAACTAGTACTAAGTAGTGTTCTTCTGCTTGTTCATCTCTGACTAATACTAATTCAACATTGTTAACCTCATTCATCAACAGAGTATAACACATACCAACTGCTCGTGTCAAGGTACAATAGATGTTTTCGGATAATATAGTCCATGGATCAGGCCAATTTGATTGATCATGCCAATGTAAATGATGACTGATAAAGGGAGTTTGTTGCCACCAACGATCAACTACTATACATTGTTGTTCCAGTGTAAGAGTTTTAGTTGTTTCTCGTAATTGTCTCCAATCACGTAATCTATGTTCATAAGTGCTTTGAAAAATGTTCATACAGATATTACTTATCTATATGTTAAAACTGTAATAAAAAATGGGAACCTAAGTTCCCATTTTAATTTACTATTACTAAACCAATTAAGGTGTTGTAATTGAGTTACTTGCTGCAGAATTTGCTCCTGCTCCAATCGCGTTGACCGCTTTAACTACAAATGTATACGCGGTGGCTGTTGTCAAACCAGTGATTGACAATGGCGATGTTGTCCCGGCTGCGGCAATTCCACCTGGAGGTGTTGATGTAACAGTATAAGACGTAATTGGTGTTCCACCCGTTGTACCAGCAGTAAATGTCAATGTGGCTGTTGTCGGACTCGCCGCAGTAGCGGTTCCAACTGTTGGAGCCCCTGGAACTGCCCATGTTGTGACAGAGTTACTTGCGGCAGAAGCGGCACCAGTACCAATAGCATTAGTTGCCGTAACAGCGAATGTGTAGGATGTACCAGTTGTCAATCCAGTTACTGAGATTGGTGATGTTAGACCTGAACCTGTTCCACCAGCTGGTGTTGAAACAACGTTATAACCTGTAATTGGTGTTCCACCAACAATTGCTGGGGCAGTAAATGCCAATGTGGCTGTTGTTGCGCCAGTATCTGTTGCTGTTCCAACTGTTGGAGCGCCTGGAACTGACCATGTTCTTGCTGAGTTACTAGCGGCACTAGCGGCTCCTGTTCCTACACTGTTAGTAGCTGTAACAGTGAATGTGTAGGTTGTACCTGTTGTCAATCCAGTTACTGTAATTGGTGATGCTGTACCAGTGGCTGTGATTCCTCCTGGTGAACTTGTTACTGTATAAGAAGTAATTGCTGATCCACCATCATATTCTGGAGTGAATGTTACTCTAGCTGTTGTTGTGCTTAGTGCAGTAGCAGTTCCAATAGTTGGTGCACTTGGTACTGAAGGTGCATCTGGTTCATACTCATCACCAACAAATATTGCCTGATTTGTAACAGTAACAGTATTAGGAATACCGGCACCTGTTAATGCATCATCAATGTTGGCCTGCAAATCAGTTGTGGTCCAAGCGTCAATAGGATATAGTGCTAAAGCAACTGAATCGTTTGTTGCATTATAGTATTCATATACCATAACAGTAGCCAATTGTTCTGCTGTTGTAATAATTGCTTTAATTTGTGTACCTGAAAGAGCACCTGTGCCTGTTACAGTAAAAAATGCTAGATAAGGACCCTGTGGTTGAATTGGTACATTACTTTGAACCGCATTGGCTCCACTGTTAACATACGAACCACTATCGTAGTTTAATACCGGTAAGTTATCACCGTTTGCTCGTTGAAATTGTGCCATTTTGAAATCTCCTTTAGATATAAATGTATAACAGTATTTATCATCGGATAATAAAAAACAGGAGATTAATCTCCTGTTTTGTACTAAAATTACTAAACCTATTAAGGTGTTGTAATTGAGTTACTTGGATCTGAAGGAACAGATACACCCTCAGCATTAGTAGCGCGAATGACTAATACATAACTAGTAGCAGTTGTCAATCCAGTAACAGCGATTGGTGATGTTAGGCCTGTGCCTGTTCCACCAGCTGGAACTGAAACTACGTCATAGCTAGTAATAGCAGATCCACCATCATACTGTGGTGTAAACTGTAGAGTAGCTGTTGTAGTACCTGTTGCAACTGCTGTTCCAACTGTTGGAGCGGCTGGAGCGATTGGGCCTGTTGGTGGATATGTTACTTCTGTGAATGTAGCACCTCCAGTAACGAGAACGGAGTTTGGTTGACCAAGTGCGGTCAAACCAGCTCTGATAGCGGTTTGCATTGTTCCAGTAGTCCATGCGTCTATTGGGTAAACAGCAATGGCTAAAGTTGCACCACCTTCGTTGTCATCAATAAATTCATAGATATGAACTGTAGCTAATTGTTCAATTGAACGAATAGCATATGTTACTTGAGTACCTGTTAGAGCTCCATCACCTGTTACAGTGAAGAACGCTAAAGCTGGACCCTGTGGTTGAACGGTAGCACCGCTCTGAACTGCATTTGGTCCACTGTTTACATATGAACCCGAATCATAGTTTAATACTGGTAGTAAGTCACCATTAACTCTTGGGAATTGTGCCATTTTTAAATCTCCTAATGTGATGAGGTTTGCATTTCCTCTACACTTATTTATCTTTTTTGTGAAAAATTAATAGTATACATTAATTTTTATAGTTTTATACTTATTAACCTATACGCCAGTTAGTACCATCGCACCACACACATACAGTGTTTGACCCACTGTTACCTACGATTGCACCAAAGTTTCCTACTGGTGCTAAGTTAGCGTCACTGACAAATGCTTTAAATCCTGCTATCGCAAATTGACCGGATGGTAATGTATCTACTGTTAGAACAGGACTTTGAGTAACACCGGCTTCAGTAAACAAATAGTTTTTAGAATTAGTTGTTAATTTAATACCATTTACTGATGTTAATCTATTTGGTAGTGTGAACTGAGCAATCTGTTGTCCAGCTCCAGTTCCACTTACGGTAAATGTTCCGGCACCGCCACCTGTATATACTCCGGTTACCGTTGTAGCAGTGCTATCAAGTGTTATTGCATCACCTACTTCCATCAATGCCAACACTTGAAGCATGTAAGTAGAAGATGCATTAGTGAATGTAAGAGTATTTCCAGACCATACTAAATTATCATACTGATATAATATATCAAATGTAACAGGAGGAATATTATTTGTTACTGTATCACCTTCTGGTAGTGTTAGATTACCATCTGTACTAAATGTCCAAGTATATGATGTTCCTGCATTGGCTTGTATAGACACATTACCATTAACATTGACAGCGACATTAGCAAAGTCATCAGTACCGAGAATAACAGTTTCACCGTTGCCAGCAATGTGAATGTCTGGGCCCGCGGTTAGAAAGATATCCAAATAAGCACTAGCGTTAGCAGAGTCTGGTTGTAGTTTTAAGTTTCCTGTACCAATGATATTAATATCATTGAATGTAACATTGCCTGTACCAAAATAATTTTTTAAATTTGCACCTGAAATTTGAAAAGTATTTGCTCCCGTATCTACTGGAATGACAGCAGAATCTGTCATTGTTGATAATGAGGGTAAATTCCCTATTGTTGTAGTTGCCATTTTATTATTAAATTCCTATGTTATTAAATTATCACCAGATTCTGTTACTAATAAATCTCCAGATTCTGTTACGATGAATAAACCGTCAATTGGACCAGTTTCTACCCATGGTCTTCCAATCACTGGTGATACAGTACGATCTGCCCATGTTGTAAATACATTATATATACGATAACTAGGTGTTCCTACGGCTTGACGAACTGGCTCTGCAACATCTAATAACTTTAAACTAGCTTTAGCTTCTTGTAAGGTTAAACCTTGTTCGGCAGCTAAAGCAGGAGCATTCAACTCAATATATGAATTCCAAGAAACATATCCTACTGGGGTTGGTGGTAGTGCCATATTAACTCTTATCCACTTTAACTTCAATAATACCTACAGTATCACTGTTATAGTTTTCGAGAGCAATACCAATTACTGTTCCACTAGCTGGAGGTGTAGTACTTGTAGCAACTCCCGAAATATCACTAACGGTCATGAGATCACCTTTAATAATTTCACCAACAACTTTACATGGTACACGACCAGTTAGAGCAATGATTACTGAATTCTGTAATGTACTATTCAATACATAAGCGGGATTTGTTGATACAATTCCAGCAATTCTATATTGTCCAGACTTATCAGCTATAGTTACTTCAGCAGTACCGCCAATCATCAACACAGTACCCGAATCATATGGGAAATCTGAATGATATCTTTCTCCCAAGTCGGCATATGTTGATTGAAGTTGTGAACCAGCAGATAATGACCAATTACCAGTTATTGTACCCGGGGTTGTGTTAGCTCCGGTAGTTAATAATGGTGTTTGAACACTAGTTGATGTTACTAGAGCAACCGTAGTAAGAGTTCCAGTAGTGGCATTATATACAAATGGTGTCGTTGCAACGTCTACTTTTGGAGTTTGACTACTGCCAGCTGCCCCAACCATAACTGGATATAAAGTAGTTGTTGAATTATCATCAGTTGCAGTAATAGAAGTTCCTGGGCCTGAAGGTCCAGTGGCACCAGTAGCACCACTACCAGTAGCACCTGTTGCACCAGGATTACCAGTAACACCAGTAGCACCAGTTGATCCAAGCCCGCTAGCACCTGTTGCCCCAATATCACCAATAGGCCCAGTAGCACCAGTAGCACCAGTTGGTCCACCACTAGGTCCAGTTGAACCAGTAAATCCAGTGGCACCTGTTGATCCAAGTCCAACGCCGCCAGTAGCACCAATAGGCCCAGTGGCACCAGTAGCACCTGTTGGTCCACCACTAGGTCCAGTTGAACCAGTAAGTCCAGTGGCACCTGTTGATCCAAGTCCAGGATTACCGGTAGATCCAATAGGCCCAGTGGCACCAGTAGCACCAGTTGGTCCACCACTAGGTCCAGTTGAACCAGTAAATCCAGTAGCCCCAGTTGATCCGAGTCCACTAGCACCAGTGGCACCAATAGGCCCAGTAGCACCAGTAGCACCAGTTGGTCCACCACTAGGTCCGGTTGAACCAGTAAGTCCAGTGGCACCCGTTGATCCAAGTCCACTAGCACCGGTTGATCCAATATCACCAGTTAATCCAGTAGCACCAGTAGCACCTGTTGGTCCACCACTAGGTCCGGTTGAACCAGTAAGTCCAGTGGCACCCGTTGATCCAAGTCCACTAGCACCGGTTGATCCAGTATCACCAGTTAATCCAGTGGCTCCAGTGGCACCAGTTGGTCCACCACTGGGTCCAGTTGATCCAGTAAGTCCAGTGGCACCTGTTGATCCGAGTCCACTAGCACCAGTTGATCCAGTAAATCCAGTGGAACCTAATAGTCCAGTAGCACCAGTGGCACCAGTTGGTCCACCACTAGGTCCGGTTGAACCAGTAAATCCAGTAGCACCAGTAGCACCACTTCCGGTGGCACCAGTAAATCCAGTAGCACCAGTAGCACCTGTGGCGCCAGTAGCGCCAGACCCACTAGCGCCTGTAGCACCAGTAAATCCAGTAGCACCAGAGGCACCTGTGGCGCCTGTAGCACCACTAGCACCTGTAGCACCACTTCCAGTAGCACCTGTTGCACCAGGATTACCAGTTTCACCAGTAGCACCACTAGCACCAGTAGCACCACTTCCAGTGGCGCCAGTAAATCCAGTAGCACCAGTAGCACCTGTGGCGCCAGTTGATCCTGCCCCACTAGCACCAGTGGCCCCAATAGGTCCAGTTGTTCCTCTTATTCCGGTAGCACCAGTAGCGCCACTTCCAGTGGCACCAGTATCACCAGTTAATCCAGTGGCACCTGTGGCGCCAGTAGAACCTGTGGCTCCAGTAGCACCGCTACCAGTGGCTCCAGTAGCACCAGGATTACCTGTGGCTCCAGTTGCTCCAGTAGATCCAGTAGCACCGCTACCAGTAGCACCAATAGGTCCAGTGGCACCGGTGGCTCCAGTAGCCCCACTACCAGTTGCTCCTCTTGGTCCAGTAGCGCCTGTAGAACCCGTGGCTCCACTTCCAGTAGCACCAGTAAATCCAGTAGCGCCTGTAGAACCCGTGGCTCCTATTTCTCCTTGAAATCCAGTAGCACCTATACCCGTAGCACCTTGATATCCAGTTGCACCATTTAATCCAGTTGCACCAATCGGTCCTGTGGCGCCTTCGGCCCCTGTAGCACCTTCTAATCCGGTAGCCCCACTAGCTCCATCTAAACCAGT